TTCTAAAGGTGACAAAGGCGACAAAGGTGATAAGGGTGATCCCGGTGATTGCGGTATTGCCGAATTTAAAAAACTCACCATTAACAACAAGGAATATAACGGCACATCAGAAGTTAATGTAAATACATCCGATTTTGTAATTGGTGTTGACGGTGATGATGAAAACGGTTATAGCTGCGATAAAACCGGATCGGAAATCATCAAAGCACTTGGGGAATATCGTTCTATTTGTTGTCTACTGAATTATGCCGATTACGTTCCTCTTGTAAAAATGCCCGGCACAACTGCTGTATTCGGAAGATCATTCAAGGATAAATTTATCGAAATTGTCATTGATCTGAACAGCGCGGCTGTGCAAGTGACGGAACGCCAATCAGAAGGCGGCGAAGGTGTCGGTATTGAAAACATCGAGCAAACAATCACTTCCGAGGAAGACGGCGGTACAAACTATATTGAAATTACCAAGACAAACGGCGTTTCCTATTTTGTTACCACAAAAAACGGTTCTAAAGGTGGCAAAGGTGACAAGGGCGAGAAAGGCACTAGCGGAAACGCTTTGTATAATATGCTTGCTGACACCTATCCCATTTCGGAAGACTTTGACACAGGCGAAGCATTGATTGAACCGCTCAATGTAAATGTCCCCGAAGGTAGAAGCGTTCAAATAGGTGACATCATTTATTGCCCTGCAAGCGGTAATATGTACCGTGTAGATACTGCAAGCAATACAGACACAATATGCCACAGCGCAACGAATATAGGGAATATAAACGGCAAATCCGCATACTCCTACGCCCAAGACGGCGGCTATACAGGAACGGAAGCGGAGTTCGCGAAAAAGCTGGCAGAAAAAACGCCAACAAAACTACCGAATCCGAAATCATTAATTATTTATGACGACATCGGTTCTGCCCCATCGGTACAGTATGACGGCACGAATGCAGAAACGATTTTCATGAGAAAAAACATCTATGTTCCGATCTCGATGAATGAGGACGGCACTTTTACGTCGGGGGAAAAGTTTAGAACGATAACAAACTATATAGGCACGGGCTATAATGTATTTTGTTTGATTGACGAAGTATTCATCCCTTTATTGACCTTTAATGATGATGTTTGCTCGTTCGCTCTAACATTATCGGTAGGAGACGCATTTTTTACATATATTGTAGAAATTTCCAGTGATAATACTTGTTCTGTCGATATGATACAAACAGAAATTCCCACCGAAGAGTACATCAATGCGCTGATCGACGCAAAATTCGATGAAATTGGAATGGCGGAAGAAGGTGCGTACTGATGGGCAAGCTTCTGATTGAACGAGATAGTTTAGTGTCTATCGCAGATGGTTTTCGTGCAAGCCGAAAAATTACAGAAAGTCTCACCCTTGACCAAATGGCAACACTTGCGGCAGTACCGACAGGCGGTTTAGAAACCGCCATCACGGAATATAACCAAGTAAACAGCCAAGCCGCCGCCTATTTAAATGCGGCAAAATCATACACGAATACCGACAATCAAGCCAATACGGTGATGTCAAATTACCTATCGACAAACAGCGAATACGATGACCCTTTGGGGCAGACCATTCCCATCACGGAAAAAGGCACTTTGTTCATGGTGGATGAAACAGACGGAAGTACCGTTGCGGAAACGGTATCCGCAGGTAGTAAAACAATTTACAATCTGATACCAGGTCACATTTATCAATGGTTTGTAAAAAACTCAGGTGGTGCAGTTACTGCATCAGGCAGACTTAAACCCACTGGTAGTTTACGAATGATCAAGTTTTTGTATAGCGGCATTCGCAACTTCCGTGACCTTGGTGGTTGGACTTGTGATGGTGGTACTGTCAAATATGGACTTCTCATCCGCGGCGGTTTTGCAGGTGATTCAGAGATTGACGCAGAAAACAAAAAGCTGGCAAAGTACGTTGGTATCAAACATGACGTTGACCTGCGAAATGAAGCAACTACCAAAGTTTCCCCTTTTGGTTCTGATGTACGATACACCAACACCCCAATCACCGCATACTATGTGAGCATTATAAACGGATCGGATGCAACTTCGTATACCAATGCCGTCAAGGCTCTGCGCACCATCATGGATGCAGTTATATACGGTGATACCTGTTATTTTCACTGTTCGCTGGGGGCTGACCGATGCGGTACCATCGCATGGATGATTGAGTCTTTATTGGGCGTTCCGAATGCAGAGAAAGACAAGGATTATGAGTTAACCACATTTTATGTTTATCAAGCACAAAGTGAAACACGTTACCGCACACGCTCCGATTATAAAGCGTTATATACCTATATCAATTCTCTTTCAGGCAGTACCTTTACGGATAAAATTGTACGCTGGTATTTGAACGCAGGCTTTTCCATTGAGGAACTGAACGCATTCAGAAAGGCGGCAATTGACGGTACACCGTCTACCCTGACCGCCCCTGCGGTGACATACTCCGTTACCAACACCCTAACGCAGTGTACCACCAATAACTCCGCCACGTCCGCTTTGGAAAACACATCCTACAGTGCGACAATCACGGCAAACAGCGGTTATGCATTGGATAGTGTGACAGTCAAGATGGGTGGTGTGGACATTACATCCACATCGGTCAGCGGCGGTAAGATTACCATTGCCAGCGTAACAGGAAATATTGTCATTACTGCGAAAGCAATTGCGGTGGCAAAGTATACGAACCAACTTCCCCTTGCTATTGATACCAGCGGTGCTGTTTATAACGGCAAGGGATGGAAGGATAGTACAAGATTGTCTTCCGGCGGCGGAGATTCCTCTGCCAATGGTATGAGTACATCGGGTTACATTCCTTGTAGGTTAGGGGATGTAATCAGATTGCAGGGTATCAATCATAAACCAACAGGGAATTCCAATTACCGTGTTATTCTGTATACAGAATCGTTTGCCGTTGTTACCGGCGATTTAATTCAGGGTGGAAAACCTGATGTATATCAAGCAATTGAATCGGTTACTGATACAAACGGCTATCTGACGCAATTTAAAATTAATGCGTACAATGATGCTGATTTTACCACAGTCAGATATTTCCGTATTTGCGGTGACACCTTTAGTTCTAACGCCATTATCACGGTGAACGAGAAAATTGTGTGAGGTGATGTAAATGACACTACTTGAAATGAAAAAGAAAGTATTGGGGTTGATTGAAGAACTCAATCCCAATAGCGAATTACTGACGGACGATCCCGATATCTCCGCAAAGATCAATGAAGTGATCAATCAAATTATGTTTGCACTTGCCAGGATCAAGAAGATATCGCGATATATTGAAATGAAGGTTGGCGAGGGTGATTTAATCACCTTCGCTGACATGGAAAAAGTATGCGGCAACGAAGTGTATCAGATCGGGTCGATATCGGGTGTGCCGTATTCCCCGAAAGGAAACGGAACGATTTTTAAAATGCTTTCCGAGGGTACAGCGGAAATTGATCTTTTTGTTTATCCCGAAAGGATCACCGAGAAAACCAAGGATAAAGCGTATGAATTTGAGCTTTCATCCGATGTGCTTGAAATCATGCCGTATGGTGTTGCGGCAGATCTTCTGAAAAGTGATGTTTCCTCTCAGTACGGAAAGATTTATGCGGACAGATACGAATCAATGATGCAAAGACTTGACCCTAGATATTTTATGGGGGCTATTACCTTTGAAGGTGGGTGGAATATCTGATGGCATCAACAGGAGATTTGATCACAAGAACTTACGGCGGTTTTCGGGGCGTTGATTTTCGGGGTGAGGATATAAACCTTGTGCGAAGCCCCGATTGCCTTAACGTATGGAAAGACTACAAATCCATTGACAGCATTTGCACACGCCCCAAAATGGAACTTTTGCAGGCGTTTGAAAATCCTATATATGCCTTGTGTCACTTGAAAAAGGACGGAAAGGATATCATTATTGTACATAGCGGTAATGCCCTTTATAAAATTGCGGACGGAGAAACAACTCTGCTAAACAGTTTTATGGAAGAGGGGGTATGCCGCTATTTCTATTTCAACGGCAAATTCTATTTCTTTGATAAATATTATTTTTGGGAATGTGACGGAGAGGAAATGAAATTGGCTGACACATACGTTCCCAAAACATCCATCGGAAGAAAGCCCGGTGGCGGCGGTACGATCTATCAAGATATCAATATCATGTCGAATTTCCGTATCAATACCTTTGTAGGGGATGGAGAAAGCAAGGAATTTCACCTTGATGCGGCAGACCCGATCGGGGTGTACGGTGACAGCGTTGTTGCAGAGGTGGACGGTGAAGTATGGGAAGCATCGGTTATTATTACCGATAAAAGTGCGATTGTGAGATTTTACGAAGCACCACCCAAGCCGCAGACTGACGGACAAGACAATGTTTCTATCAAATACGAATCAATCTTCGGAGATCAAGGGCGTATTATGAACTGCACTATCTTCCAAGTGTTTGATAACCGTGTATTTGCAAGCGGCAATCCTCAATATCCCAATGTGGTATGGCACAGCGGACTTAATGATGCAACCTATTGGAGTGACCTTGATTATTACAACGAAGGGTCGGATGGATCGGCTGTCAAAGGGCTTGTTGCCGGAAATAATGCTTTGTGGGTATTCAAAGAGCCTTCGCCCGATAATGCAAGCGTATTCTATCACGTTCCCACCATTGACAGCGAATACGGAAAGATTTACCCAAGTGCGCATTCCTCTATTGCTACCGGGTGTATCGGAAAAGCAACCAATTTTAATGACGATATTGTATTTTTCGGATATCAAGGCATGGAAGGTGTCAGCGGTGATATTACCACGGAACAGTTTGTTTCGCACCGAAGCAGTTTGATTAACAGTAAACTACTGAATGAAAAACACTATCAAAATATGATCCTTGCC